CCGGAAGATATTGAAGAAATAGAAAACGATGCGTCAATTTATCTTGATACATCAAAAGGAGATTTATATGACTAAGGAATCAGTAGTAAAGGGATTGATTGAAATTGTTAGTAATGCTCAGATGGTTGGTTCTTTCCACGACGCATACAACAATGATAAGTGTTATTATCACAAAGGCCACAACTGTTATATCGTTCAGACTATAAAGATTAATGAACAGTTCGGTTGTGCCAAGTACAGCATGGACCCCGAGTTGTCGGCTGCACTTAGAGAGCTCGGATGTAAACGCACTACAAGACAGTTATACGAACATTGTGTGCGTACTAAGGTAATTTCATGTTGGATTATTCCCGATAATATTCTTAAATAATTATGGAAGTTCATGTAATTCTCGGTGGACCAGGATGTAATAAAACTGGTCTGCTTACTGAACTTTATGCCAAGGGCGTAAATCAATACGGTTGGGATAAGGTTGCGTTCATATCATATACAGTCGCACAAGTAAGACGTGATAAATCAAAAGTAAAGTCTATCACAAAACTATCCGCGGATAAGTTGGATGCTTTTAGAACTATTCATAGCGCCGCACGTCAGCATTACACAGAAGAAACAGTAGTTATTCCCGAGAGAGAGTTTGAAGGAATGTCAGTATTTATGGATATTGATATGACAAATATCTACAAGGGGATAGACTACATGCGTCAGCTCGAAACAAAGAATATGGCGGTTGGTGCAAATAAAGCGGGCCTTGATACAGATAACTTCAAAAAGTGTGTATACTTCTACAACAGAGTAAAAGAGAAAAAATCCTTAAGCGGTATCAAAGTAATAGACTTCTCGGATATGCTTAAAGATGCAGTAGACGCTCATTACAAAATAGACGTAGACTGTGCCTTTATTGATGAAGCACAGGACCTTACACCTTTACAGTGGAGAGCCATTTATACATTCTTCCGCGATGTGAAACACCTTTATGTGGCCGGAGATCCAAATCAGTCGTTGTATCGTTTTAATGGTGGTAGACCTAATTATATGCTCGAAATGAGATATGACGATATAAAAATCCTAAATCGTTCTTCAAGATGTTCTTCTAATGTTATGGAAATGGCTTTCTTAGTGTGGAAGAAAATGACAAACGCTGCAGAAATGCCTATTTCAAATGGAGATACTTCCGGTTTTGGAGTGTTCTATCCCGAGAAAAAACTCAGAAATAACTTCAAAATGGCTATAGAAAGGGCAATAAACAGAGGGGAGAAGGTACTTGTACTTGCCAATACCTACTTCCAATTGGTGAAGATACGCGATGATATTCTTAAAGACGACCTTACTACACCGCACAATTTCTACTCGGGAAGATGTAAATACCATTATAAAGACAGAAAACAGAACGTCATAACCTTTTCTACAGTACACCAGGCTAAAGGCGCGGAAGCAGATTATGTCATTTATGATGTATCTTACGGAAGGGTTTACGCAGACCATGAATACGGATGTGTAGAGGATAGATGGCAAGATTATTACAGAATGGTTTACACCGGAATAACAAGAGCGAAGAAAGGTATAATCTTGTGTGAAGTTTCACCGGCAGTAGCCAATGAACCTTCATGTAAGAGTTTTATGTTTTATTCTAATTATGGACTTGAAAACTATAAAAAATGGCTTAACGCTTTTTTACCAAGTAATACTTTGACTTTCGACCATTTGCAACCGTGTTCGAGTAAGTCTTAGGATTATAATCAGGAAGAATAAAGTGAGTGTCGCCTTCCAAAGTATAACGCTCAATATAATATCCGTCATATCCATTTGGTAATTCGTCTACCTTTTCAATGTAGTAGCCTTCACAACCGAGCATTTCAAGAACTGCGTCTGCATCAAACACAAATATTTTGTTCTTGTATGCTCTTGGGCGAAGCAAGTCATAGTCAATAAGTTTGAGTTCTATGGCTTTCCAGGCACTACGCAGCACATCAATTTCCTTGTGTGTAATTTTTTCTGCAACTGCGCAAAGAGTGATAAAGTAACATCCGTCTGTTCCAATACAGTCTGCTAAATCTTGAATTGCTTTGATTTCTGTAATTTTCATAATACTTACCTATTTTATTTTGTTTTATCAGATACAATTTTTTCCACTGAGTCACCCCAAGTTTCCCACTCTTGAACTAAATGCTCATAATAATTCAGAACATTGGCAATATCTTGTATAGATTCAGGTTCTTGTAATTCTCGGCGCTGAGGTTTTGGAGGAAGTGTAACGCTTTCTTCAACCTTAGTCGTTTTGCACCCTAGAGTTATTAAGAGCAATAATATTACTGATAATACTGTGTACTTCTTCATCGGTTTTCGCATCCTTAATTTCTTCTGCAATTTTCTTTTCTTCTTTTCTTATTCTATCAGTGCTTGTAATATAGTTTGTTAATTGTTCAACATTATTTCGTGCTGTGTCGAGTTTGCAATTCAACTGCCTATTTTCTTCTTTAAGTTTCTTTATGTCGCGGATAAGTGCAGTTATAACTCCAATCATAATAACGAAACAAGCGAGGATAATAAGGTAAAATATTATTTTATTCATTCCTCACCTTCCTTTTCTGCAGCCTTCAACTGTGTTTCCCAATTCTTATCGAGCAACATAACAAGATCTGTAAGTCGCCAAATATGCTGGATTTCATCATTCATAATTTCTGTAAGAACTTTCTTCACTTCTTCGTTATCAGTGCTTTCGATAATCTGAGAGTATAATGAAGATGCAGAATGTTCATCCGCAATTGCACCTTGCAGCACTCTTACCAACTGAGAAGTTGATGTGATTTCAAAAGCGTCTTTTGGACCGTCAGTTTTTACAAGTGCCATCTTCCTCTCCTTTTTCTTCCGGCGGAACTATGTTGTTTATTTTCTTATTCCAAACATTGATACCACAATATCCCGCAGTAAGAAGTCCGCTTAAACCAAGTATGTTTGTAATTACTTCGGGATAATCGTAGTGCATAAACATACATACAAAGGCGAGGATAATCGCCAATGTTACCAATCCCATAAACCAACAAAATGCAATCCATTTACGTGAGTTATACTTTTCTGTCATACACCAAGCCCTATCTTTGCTAAAACTATTCCCACAATGGCAGTTATGGCAAGTTTGAAAACAATGTCCAAGCCTTTATCGAACCAACTAGCCTTTGCCTCAGCGGGCGCTTTTTCAAGGTTACCTACTCTTGTTTCGAGATTTGATACATCTGTCTTAAGAGTTTCGATATCCTTGTCTTGCAACTTGCTATTTACAAGTAACTCCTTTAATTCGCTTACTGATTTTTCTAATTGCTCTAACCGATAATTTAATGTTTCCATCGTAATCTCGCTTGTCATAAATACACCTCTTATTTATTAAGCAACTGTAAAGCGTGCTTCATAATTAAGTGTAACCGGTGATGTTCCATTGTACTCAATAGTTGCTTCGTAGCTTTCATCATTAGACAACAGTGTGTTGTCAAGATACCAACCACCAAAAACAAAACCTTCGCCTGGGATTGCAGTGAACCACACCTTGTCGCCTTTCTTTACTTCTGCGATTGTATAAGGTGTTGCCTTACATCCGCCTTCAACTGCGCCGCTACCTGTAACTTCTGTCTTTACAGAAATTGTTGGATCAGGTACAGAAATTACCATTCCGGTAAATGTTTTCTGCAGTAACGAAGGTTCTCCATTATGAAGGTCTGCGAGAGTCTGTATCGCATCTGCCATGTTTTCAGCTGCAATACTTCTCTCCTGAGAGTCAGGGAATACTGCTTTGTAAGTATTCAAGTTTGCCATTCTTGCCATAATTATTTTCTCCATATCGGCCTAAATTAGTTCTCTTTTGATTTCAAAAGCCAATCTAATTACATATTATATCACTCATTTGCTTGTGTCTAGCAATTATTTATTTTTATTTATAAACATTCACGCATTATTTCTAAAATACTCTAATTCCCTGTAAGTAGGATGTCCATACTTTTTGGTACGTTACTACAAACTTCGTGATTAGACAGATAAGGAGAAGATTATTTATTATTAAACCGTCTGTCTGTTAGGCAGGCGGTTTTTGTTTTATACAGTCGCTTGGTCTGTTGTCTTGGTGTATTCAAGAGTAATTACATTCATTGTAATATTGGGTTGAATAGTAGGGTAAAATTGTAGATAACTATTTATAAATCTTCCTAAATAGTTATTAGAAAATACATCATATGATGTACCATCATCACGATATACTTCAAAATTTATTAGTTTTTCAGCATTTGCAAAAGCAAAAACATTTTGCCAAGAGTTTAATACAGAAACTGACCAACTACCTGTAAAGGTTTTACTATAGATAGGCTTACCGTCAATCCAATATTTACCCGTAAAGTGTTCTTCTGTAGAATATTTATTATATGAAAACAAACCGTTCGCATAGATTTCATAATCAGCACTAGACAATACAAGCGGATTTCCCGAGATTATGAAAGCAGGATTTCCCTGACCGTCATAATCTGACTGATAGATAAGTTCAATAGTTGTGTATGCTTGCAAGTATTTCCATATATTTGTCTGAACTTCTTTTGCCAATACATCTACAAGAGAACCGTTTTTATTTGCTTTTACAGGGATAGAAACTCCATTATAAGTAATTGTGAGAGGTGTAATACCGCCTGTAGCATTAGTGTCTGAAATATCAGCCGTAAACATGACTTTTATTGCAGAGTTATTTGCAATAGGAATGTTATTAATAACTGTTGTTGATGTAGGAATTATAGAACTTCCCGAACTGGAACCACCTACTGCCCTTTTGTTTGCTGCATCCCAAACAAGAGCGATACCATTAGGCAACTGACTAGCCTCTGCTCTTGTCAAAAGTGGCTGAGTATCATCGTTTGAATATGTTATACCTTCGTAGATTTCTACTCCGCCGCTAGTCTGATTTCCGGTGTCGCGAACTTCTTCTGTAGCACCAATTGTTGCAGGTGTAGTCAAATCTTCGTCTGTATAGAAGTTTGTTCCATCATTTGAATAAAGAATACGTGTAGCAATATCAATATCTCCGGTTCTTGCTTCACCATTTTTATCAATGGCAATAATATTGTTATTGTTGTTTCCGTCATAGTTTTTCGTTACAACACCTGCCAGTTCTGTGTTTCCAAGAGCAGTAGGATTATCGTTTCTTAGTGTAATTGTATTTGCACCAACTTTAAGTTCGGTAGAGATAATTTCTTCACCAATACCATCTACGCTAAGATCACCTTTAATGTGTAAGTCACCATCAATAGTACCTCCGGTTTTGTTTATGAAGATACCATTTAAGTAGTTCTGAACATAATCATCGTGGAAGAAGTCGTACAGCTGCTCTGAATCAGCATCATCAAGAGTAATATTAAACTTTACAAGGAGATTGTTAATTTCAGTAAAAGCATCGCCAACATAATCTCTGAACGCATTAATATCTCTTGTAGCCAATTTCCACATAGCGTTCCACCACTGAGCCGGAAGTGTGTCCATTGGTGCTACACCTTCTTGCTGCTGCAGAATTGTAGGCATATCAACAAACTCAGGTCGTGTTGCACTACCAGCATAAATTACCGGATATTTTTCTGTTGAGCTATTAAAATCACTAATCTTTTTCATGTTATATCTCCTTTGTTTAGTTTCCAACTACTGTTACGCTTATAACTATATCGTCATAAGTTGCATATTCTTCATCCAAAGCTTCTTTTACTTCTTCTCTATATGAAGCATTAATTTGTCCCAGTGTTACATCAATAACTAGTTTATCAAGTTCTGAAAAGTTTGTCACCGAAAAACTGTTATTACCAACAATGTCATAAACTATTCTTCTAACATCGGGTGTTATATATTCGTTGTCAAAAGACGAATCTATTCTTACCAATACTTTTGGTGCGGTTGTAAACATCTTGTCAAAAGCATATTGAAGAGTTGCTTGATAGTCCAAAAGACGTATAGGCAGTTCAACCAATATATCATTCATCCAATCTTCATCAGATATAAATGTAATGGCATACTGTTTGGAACCGCAGAATAGTTCAACTACATCTGCAATACCATTGATGGAATGTCGTTTCTTAACCATACACGCACATTTAAGATAATCTCTGTATATTGGATCAGAAATAGGTTCTACACTTATACTTCTGTTTGTATCATCAAACTTACCACCCATACTTGGAGTTACTATTGTACCACCAATAATAACATTTCTATCTGTTGATATTGCGTGTGACGGTGGGTTTGGTACAACATTTGGAATATTATCAAAAAGCAAAGCCTCTTGAATCATAGGTACTTCTACCCACGGTCTAGGCAAGCCCAATAACAGTCCTAAAGCGTCAAGCCATTTACCTTCAAGAGTATCAATGGAAAATCTTGAAAGAAAGTCAATAAACTCTTCGTCATTTTCATAAACAGAGTCTATTCCCTTTCCGAAACTCATAGCGATTGGTCCATTAATCTGTCTTGCTAAATATGGAAACTTCTCTGCCATTTGTTACTCCACGTTTGCTCTGATTATATGAATATTCTCAGGTGTGAAAACAACATATTCGTCAGGGTTTATATTCGATGTAATACCCGTACTTGTTCCAACATTACAACCGATTACAGTTCCGTAACCTACGTTCTGTACCCATTCAGAAACCTTCTGTGCAGTAAGATTTTCGCCACAACCAAGTGTGCCACTCATAGCCATTACAGCCTCACTGTAAGCACCATCTGCACCCGCGGCGGCATCTGACGCTCTGATAGTGACATATACTGGCACTGAAACTTCTGCCGCAACGTCATAATGAACATCCAAATCTTGCATACCGCGTCTACAAGTGCTTTCCATACTTCCAACTGTTGCCGGAATATCCAAATATGAGAAGTAAACGTCTGCCAACTTCTCTGTAATGTCTACGCCTTTAATAACGATATAACAAGTTCTTGGAGGAATTGTCTTATTACCAACAATAAGGTTCTGTGAAATAGATTTATTAAACCAAATAGAACATGCATCTACTGCTGGAAGTCTTTCAATTGCGTTCATAGCTTGAAGTAAAAAGTCCGACTGTTCCTTTCCCATAGAGATACGATTTCTCAGTGATGATAAAGATTCAATGCTATCACCTTCAAAGGACTGTGCAATTGAAATACAAGTAACATCGGGATAGTCACTGTTATTAAACTCTGTTGCAGAAGGAACGTAGAAAGCACCATCTTCGGTACTGTAAAGAACTACTGTTGCGGTATGTCCTGGATCTGTAATTGGTGCAAGAGTTACGTTTCTGTTCAAAGCCCAATCGTGTGCAGAAACACTTTCACTATAAATAGTTCCTACAGGTATTGTTACGCTCGTGTTTCCGTTATTTGAAAGTGTAGCGGTAATATGGCTTGGTGTACCGCTATCACGACTTAATCCCGCAATTGCTGCCAAAACTAGAACCTGATCATCCTCACAGTTCTGTGCATCCAAAGCAGAATAAGCCTTTGCAATTTTTTCTTGCCAAGAAGTGTGCAGTTGACCGCAAGCCAAAGCAAACAGCCAAGCAGGATTTGCAATATTTTGCTCTAACTGAGCAATCTCTGAACCTGTAGAGTCCATAATATTGTTCTCATTAAGAAGCTCGTTTGTTCTATTGATTATTGCAACCGCATTGTTATACGGTGTGTCTATCTGTTTTACTATATCCATTATACTTTTGTGACCTCCACCACAACTTTACCATCTTTGTCTGTATATTTTGGCAGATATGATAAACCGCCTGTCATATCAATTATTGACTGTCTTATCTGTGAGTTAAGAGCCTGTGGGGAAATCTGATTTGTCATAAGTTCAACCCACTGATTTCCGACAGAAGGGTCTTGTGGCACTGTTCCACGTTGTAAATACGTAGCAATAAAAGAGCGTTGTTCAACCGCTTGATTATGGTCTACTATCTCGAGAAAACCTTTTGTTACTTTGAAATCCCACAGAGCAAGTTTATCTACCTCTGTGTCAATGTTTGTCATGGCAAAATCCATATACTTATATTCCTATGTTATTATATTTTCGTCAAGAAGAAGAGCCGTCTCCATGTTTAATTTTAGTATTTTCAATTTCTGAAAAATCCTCTTTTTGCGTATACGCTTCTATAGATGCAACCATTCCCGACTTTAATGAAGCGCCGCCATCTTCGGGAGTTACAGAAGCGGTTTTAATTCCATTTATTACAGAGTCTAACCTACCTGTAAGTATATCCAATTGTTTTTTTAGTTCGAGAGTTTTACAAAGACCGCCAAAACCATCTCCGTCTAGCGTAACTGTTTTCTTTGAGTTAACAGAAACATCTCCTTCTGTTTCAACAGAAATTGTTCCTTCTTCGTCAATTTTAATTGAGGTTTTTACATTATCATCTGCTTCGTCTTTTATGAGAATGCCGCACATATTTATATTGCCGTAAGGTAAGTAACAAGCCTCTCCTTTTTGTGGCTGTCTATTGTATTCTATTGTTTCAATAAAGTCTTTCGTACAAAGTAATAGTACATTGTCTCCAACAGCAGGAGTAATGAGAAGTTTACATTTTGTAGTTCCTATATGCAGAAGTCTTACGGCCTGTATTACACTCTTCTTTCCCGAATTGTTAGTGTAATAAAGGTTTACGTCTACATAGTTTTCATCGTGAACCTTGGTAATTACACCGATGTTTATATAATTTGTAGAGTTTATGAAGCCCCTTAACGCTGTGTTAATTGGCATTTGCTGATTGGCTATGTCCTTTATTGCGCTTTCATTCATAAATAGCAGTCTCCTTTTTAGACCAAGCTCGTGCTTCTACACTTTCATCTACAGGGCCTTGTAATTTCATATAACTGTCTTCTGTAGTTGAAAACAGGTATTCTATCTTTCCTGTATTTCTAAAAACAACAGGTTTGTCTTCATTGAGAAAGTGGATAATTCGGCTACCACCACTGGCTTTTTTAGAAGAGCCAAATTTTTTACCCATAATAGCATTACTCTTAATTGAAACGTGGCATCCAGGTGTAATTCTATCATCAAACATAGTTTCTACATAAATGACACACTCGCTACGAGTTGCACTTTTTACAAAATTAAGTGGAACTACAGGAGATTGTTTTTCTGTAATCGACACTCCACCTAAAATTGTATATGTATTTGTCTTTACGCTTACATAATTATTATTGTAAAAATCTTCAAAAGTATCTTCTGTATATCCTTCAGAAATTGCTATGTCTTTCCAATCTTTTGGAACAGGTGTTGAAACTCGCATAGAACCTCTATCTATAACAATCTTAAATCTGCTATATGAAAATCCATTTTGAGATGTCTCTGATATTTTACCATTCAACTGACGGATAAAATCCCCAATCGAGTATTCTCCCGAAGACAATAACACAGGAAGGTTTTCGAGCGGTTCATCAATTTCAAGAAGAGAAATCTTTAATAAGTCGTATAAATCGTTTTTATTTCCTGCCTTTGTGTTCTGTGTAATACCTTCGTTATAAATCGAAATAAGTTCTTCGCAGAGTTTCTTCAATGGAACTACAGAACCTTTTTTGTTTTTTACGTCAGCAATTAAAGTGTTTGCATCAACTCCTGCTTTTAAGAAGTTTGCAGACCCGCCAGAAATATACAACTTTGTATTATACATAGTAGTATCTTTTGAAGCGACAACACATTGAAATCGAATACATCTGTTAGGAGGCTCTTTTTCTTGATCTGCATAAAGAACTCTGTATAATACGGTGTGACCATTTTTCAGTTTTTGATTTATGATAGTAGCTGCAACAGTTTCTTCAAGACCGGAATAATACATTCTTGCTTTGATAAACCCAACGTATGCTACATCTACATCAAAAGCCATATTTTGTATAGATATATATGAGTCAATAGCGTATCCACCTTCTATAAAGAGACCTTTAATTGTTATAGTCGGCTTCAAACCGTGGGGAGGTGTCTTTAACATTCCGATGTAATTCATATCGGTGTCGTAAAAAGTTAAGTCTATGCAACGGTCAAAATAATATCCTATTTCTCTTGCTATTTGAAAATCCATTTTTTACTTCCTCAGAACAAGAATATTGGAATACGGCATTGACATAGACAGGTCAGTGTCGTTTATGTTGTCATTAAGAATAGCAAATGCAAGTTCTCCCCTGGCATTAAATAAAGTATTGTAGTGGATAATCCCACGTATTTCTTCGCTGAGATTTTTTAATACATAGAACCAACAAGCCTGTTCTTTTGAATAAAAAATTTGTAGTTCATAATCTGTGCTTCCTGTATTAAGCGAACAAGAAACATTCTTTTTTACCGCAACTTCACCATTGTCAAGTTCATTTAACATTCCGTAAAACGGTGTGTCAGCAATAAGATACGAAGAGTGAAAACCTTTGTCATTTGCTACTATTTCTTTGATAACCTTCTGCTGAGAAGTAGAATATTCTGATAAATCTGCCATGTAAACTCCTTAGAATACTAACGAACGAAGTGCTGTTCTACCAAGTTTTGAAGCGGTATAAACAGTATTTACTCCGCCAACTGCTGTTTGATTCCCTTGTTCGTCTCCTGTTAAAGCCAAGAACCTAAACTCTTGTATTTCTAAATCTAACTCTACAAAGTTGTTGTTCTCTGCTACTGTTTTAACATTATAACTCTTAATTAGGCAAGGTACTGTTTCACCTTCTCTTGTATTAAACTTAAATGGTCTTCTTGCTTCTGATATATACTGTAGTGTTTGCTTCATAACTCCATTTAATGTTTGAGTTCCAAACTTGCTTATGAAAGACTGCAACGTTGCCTCGGGTAAAACTCCGTTTATAACGTGTCCAAGTGAAGTATTCATGTTCAGACCTGTATACCCGTGTATTCTCCACTTGCGAGGATTTACAACGATATTATCAGCGACCTTTACAAGAGCACCTGCAATATCATCACCCGGAGTTGCATCTTTAGAAGAGTCACTTCCAATTCCACCTACGAGAACCTGTTCACTAATGTCATTACTTCCACTTTCTTCGTATACATCGGGATACAGTGGAATACCGAAATTGAACATATCTAATATCTGAATAACAACGGCACGTACTTTGTCACCGCTTGACAGTTCATCTGCACTTTTCTTAGAAGCATATAATCCACCGATTGTTGGAAGGTTAAAATACTGAGCTGCACCAACAAGATTTGATGAAGTTAATGCTTTAAGTCCTCTAAGTCCATTCATATCTACTCCTTAATTCATGTCCCATACAAGAGAATATGTGCCAACTTCTTTGTCATATTGGTCTTTCACTTTTAGTTTTACTTCTACTTCTCCTGCGTCTATGCGGTTATTATGGTTCTTGTCATTCCAAGATGGCTGAATATCAAAGACGTTGTCTGCAACTTGAGGTGCTTGTCTTTGCATTTCATGCATAAAGTTTAAGAAATCTTCCGGTGAACTATAGAAAGCAGGTTTTGATAAGTATTTGAATACGTTCATTTCTGTTCCGTAATCTAAATCATCCGCTGAGAAAGCATCTTTTGCCTTGTTGTTATGCTCAAGAAAGAACTGGTAAGCCTTTATCTTTTGTGCTTCATCCATGCTTTCTGGGTTATAGAAAAGATTGTTTACATCATCGTTCCACCAGCTTAAACCTGTTTCATTTGCTCCCTGCATCTTAAATGCTTCAAAACCTTCGTATATCCTTCCTTTTGCGTCTTTCCAAGAATAATTTGCTAACGCTCTTTCGACAGGGTTGTTAGAGTTCGGATCAAACTTACCCTTTATCATTGATTTACCTACAACATCTTGTGTAGCCTTTATACCCATGTTTACAATGTCAGAAGCGTCTTCTGCTTCAATTTGAGAAAGATACATAGCCTCAAAAATGTCATAGACATTCTTACTTTTCATGTCATTTGCAATACGTTGAGCCTTGTTTTCAAACTTATCTTTTTTGTCTTTACTTTTGTCCTGTCTATATACACCGTAGGCGTTCCTTCCCTGTGTAAGAGCAGCAACAGAGGTTTTGAAGGCAATTTCGTAATTTGCGTTCTTTGTGCCTTCTACCTTATTTATCTTCTTGTTTATCCAATTTACAAAAGCAGCCAATCCATCTGTTAACTTTGAGAAGGTAGGTGAAAGTTCCTGCACTAATGTATTTTTCAATTGCTGTAAAGCATCCTTCAAGTTTGAAAGAGAAGTTACGGCCTCTGTTGTTGCTTCTGTCAGGTTTCCCGAAGGAATAGCAGAACCACCATGTTGCATAATTCTTTCTGCAAGGGTAAGTTTAAGGTCTGTAGCGTCTATTTTAAGGTTCTTGTTAGCATTTGCAACAATAGCATTTATCAACTCGTCACCAAGAATATGCTTTAATGAGTCTATTACCCGTCCTTTTGTAATCTCGTCTGCTTCGGCAAGTTTAGAGATTTGCTTCTCCACCTTGTCCATCATATCTATCTGAATATCAGTAGCGGTCTTTCCTTCTCGTTCGCCAGTCAAAAGTCCTGCAACAGAAAGGTCAATGCCAAAGAAGTCTTTCAAACGTTGAACGTCTATTGTTGTTCTAGCATCTACGTTTCTTCCCGACATAGCGGCAGTCCACATTTCTGTCATTTTGCTAGAAGCATAGTCAAGACCTTCTTTACTTACAGGAGAGTTATCTCCCATATTTCTTGCGCCCGCATAAAGTATAGCCCTAGTCTTGTCAGAGTTGGCTCGAAGTGCCCCTTCGGGGTCTGTTGAGAAGAAGCCATGTTCTTCGTTAATATTGCTGTTTACACCTGAAACTGTCTCTGCTCCAAACTTCCAAAGTTTAGCCAATCCTTGCAGAATCTTTCTGATTGCATATATAGCAGCAGTAATCTTTCCCCAAAGCATAAGTTTTTCTTTGAGTTCATTGTTATCTTTTTTCTCCTGCTCTACAAGGTCTTTTCCCTGCTCTTCGGGTGTATCTATACCATCTGCTCCCATTCCGTTTGTAGCAGGTGCAGGAAGTCCTAACGGAGATTTTCTTCCAAATAATCCCTGCCATATAGCATACATTCTGTTAGCACCGTAAGGACTGTTAATGCGACTAAATGTGTCATACACACCAATATAAGGATTGTTGGCGTTCTGCTCAGACATTCTTTTTTGAACAAGATAATCAAAGATTTTACTAGGATTATTTAATGATTCAACCTGTGGTCTTGTATAATGCTCTGAAGGAAACCACGGTCTAATATTACTTGAAGTATTGTTTGGTAAATATCCTGCAATATTGTTTGGCTGAGAATAAATTACTCTTTGATTTGGTGTATAAGGAGAGCCTACGGTATTAAAGTTCACCATTCTCATAGACATTGTTTCGACAATGCGGGTGAACTTTTCCATAGTATTTGCAGTTACAGCAAGAGTTCTCTCCAAAACTTGTACACTTGGAACTCCATAATTGTTACTATTTTGATAAGGAGTTCCTACAGTCTTAAACCCCTGTCCTACATCTCTGAACACATTTTGATAGATGTGCCCTGAATTTTTCATTTTATCTGTAAGACTGTATAACTGTTGTTCAGCCGGAGAAGTATCCAAGCCAATTGTGAATGACACATCTGTTTTATTCATTATGAACTTCTCCTTTTATATAACAGATACTTCAATCCCGAAACCATTTCTTCTGTTGTATCGGGTTTGCAGTGAAAGTTTTCTACATACATATAGAACCAAGCACTGTAGACATTATCCACATATTTCTTAAAATCGGCAATATCTTTGTTCGCTTTTGCTTGTTCTATTATCGCAGAAAGTCCACCTTTGCTTTGAGCATTAGCGGACTTTTCTGAAAGCGTAATTTTTGCGAACTCGGAAATTACGCTGTGTATTTTTTTAGGAATCTTGTGTACACAGCTGTAACAAGATAACGGAGAGCCATAGGGTCTGCATTGAAACCGTCAATAGCCCACCACTCAACTCCGTTGTTGATAGCAACGTCAAATGTTTTTTTGTCGTCTTTGTAAACAGAAACTTTGCAACCCTGCAAAAGTTCTTTTACAAACTGTGCACGTTCCTCGAAAGTCCCTGCTTGGTCAATAACATTAAGAACTTTTACCGCAGGCATTGTTTTCATATTACCTTCAATGTCTACTGAATAGCGTTCCAAAGGATCTTTTTCCTGTGCCTTTACAACCTCAGCCAAATCGTCTGTCAAATCTTTGTAAGTTAATTTCATACAACCTAACCTCCGTTTCTTATTATATAAAAATTAAGAAGAGGGGCAATAAGCCCCTCGTCCTTTTATGCACCAAGCAACTCGTTGTAAGCAGGCGAGTCAGAATCAGTGTAGTTAGAATATGTCAGCTGAACGTTGTAGTCCGGTACATCGTTACCTGCAAGGGTAAGAGGTGGAACGTTCTTTACACAAACTCCACTGAAAATCATTTTGTGTGTAGCACCATTCATAAGCCAAGACAGTTCAAGAGTTCCGCCAACGTCTCCCTGTGAACGTACATAGTCGAATACTGATACACAGTCACCATCATTCAAGCCACCAGCAGTGCGGGATGCATTGAAAGCAAGTGTACCTGCTTTACAGATGTTTGTAAGGGTAATAGAGTCACCATTTACAAGTGGGATAACTTTAGCGTTATCAATCTGCTGTGAAGCAGAAACGATAACAGATTCAAGTTTGAAACCTACAAGGTAAATAGCACCATTACTGTCAATACCTGTGTACTGTGGGTCATTCTGTGCAAGTGTTTTCAATACCGGTGAAGTATACTTTGCAGAGAAGTTACCAACAGCCTGTATTGTCTGTTTAAGGGCACGACCTACATATTCATTGCCCTGTTTTGCAGTATCATAACCGTCAAGGATAATTGGTCCTGTTGCGGTTGCGTTTGCAGAAGGTGTAGTAATAGGCATTTAGTCCTCCTTATGCGGCTACGGTTAATGTACCGCTAATCTTTACTTTTCTTACGTTATCCACATAAACTCCTTCCCAAGCATTAGGAATTGAGATTGTGTGTCCATTAGTCTTAGGCAGTTCAGTGAAAGAAGGTGCAGTCATTTTGAAATCTACAATTCTTTCGTTCTTTACCTGTCCGGCAATATTTGCTTTTACAGCATCGAGAAGTTCATTGTAGGTTCTTGCGTTCTTCAATGCTCTTCCGCTTGTAATTACTGTTGCACAAGCAACTCTGTTCATAAAGTTGAGATATGCAACAATCCACTCAGCAGTAGTACAATTACTAAGAATTGTCCAACCACCAAAGTTTGTCAACTGCATTGTTCCGTTTCCGACTGGCTTGAAGTAATTAATTCTAACTCCTTCAAAGTAGTCTGCAAATGTTGCACTTGCTCCAACAAGTACGTCTGTGCTTGTATCAGCAGTAGGCATAACATTCTGAAAGTTTACAGCAGTCATATCAAAAGCATTTCCTACAGGAACTCCACTTTCGTTTGTGCTTGAAAGTGTTTTACCCAACTGATAAAGGGCAGGGCTGTATCCGATAGGATCTCCGCTTGCGTCAACGAATACGTTATCGGCACTTGCTGTTCCAGTTACCATAGCAGGGCGGGCAAATACAGTTGCATCCATTGAGAATGCAGTGATAAGTCCGAGAGTTCCTGCTGTTGTAGTTGTTGAAGTTCCCCTTACTTTTACAGGGTCAACAGGCATATCAATAAGAACTGATGTGAAGTCCTTATCCAAAGCGGTCTTGATATTTGTAATGGTGTCACTTGCATCTGATGAGAGAGCATAGTCGGTTGTTGTACCGTCTGTTGTGTTCCATTCCAAGTCAAGATAAGTAAAGTAACCGTAGAGCTTGTAGTTTGCAAGTTCTGTAGAAGGAATGATATAAACCTTAATGTCTGTACCATACTCAAACAGAGAAGCAAGGTTGCCCTTTACGATTTTCTTTTCCGCATCTGAGAAGTAAGCGTAGTCAGCAAGAACATCTGCATAGTTGCTCTTCTTAACTACCGGATAATCCGGTGTGTCGCCACCGAATGACGAGAAACGGTCTGTCACATACAGAACGTTCTCGTAGAAGTTGCCACCAACAGTCGCAGTTCGTACAACGTCTGTACTGATTGAGACATCCTGCTGAGCAACTGAACCGTTAAAGTCGTTCATTTTATTTCTCCACTTTTAGACTGCCTTTTAGTATAATAGGGTCAGTCCAATACTTAATAATCTCGTCTTGCGTTACATTGTGTATAACGTCGAACGACGCCAGGTAACTCATTTCGCCATTATACCCGTCTTGTTGGAAAGGTACAGACGTAATAGTTCTATCCGATGGTGCTAATTGGGATTGATATTCAGCAAAATTATTCTGAACATCTGTTCTTTCATCCCAAAACAACGTAGAAATAGCCCATTTCTGAGCATTTTTCCCTACAAACTGTATCTTAACAGAAGATAATAACGTTGCATAGTGTGTAGTATCACACTTTTCTTCATTATAATCATCAGTTGTAAAGTTTGTCACTCTTTTTATTGATTTTTCAAGCCAAAAAATAGCAAAAGTAGCAGCATTACAGTCTAAAGAAGGGTTCAAAAAATTACCTTTTCGGGGAATAATATACTTTAAATTCTTCTCCCACTTGTTTCCAAATAGGTTTTTTGCTACCAATTCACCTAAAGTTACGTTATCTAACATCATTTTCTGTTACTCTCCATACTCGGGATAGCAGATTATAGCGTCTGCTAACTGTCCCTTTGCCACCAAAGGGGTATCACTTCCTTCGTGTGCTTTCTCTTTTCTCTGTATAGTTATCGGATCAAGACGATTTAACCCTAATCTGTCCTCAACTAAAAGCTCTCTTGCCTTTTTTTCTACCACATTGGCGAACCCATTCCAATCTACAACCATTCCATTTTCAGTACAAGTAATATAGCCCTTTAAGGCTTTGGCTAATTCCTTTCTGTGTTCACCTTTATCCAACATGGACTTTTCTTCATACATAAAAGGTCTACCTTCTTCTGTTACAATCAAAGCAAGTTCATAGTTAGAACCTTGAAACCTTGTATATAGTTTTCTATGGTGCTGCGTATCTGCAACTGTAACGACCATTCTCGCATTATTTATAACAGAGGTTTTCCTTTTAAACGCTCTTAAGTTTACAGATACATCTTCTTCCATCAAAAGTCACCACCTATAATTTCATCATCGTTTTCTTTTGTTCCGTCATTACCAATAATCTTATCTACCCTTGTTTCCCAAAATCCACCTTCTCTTACGAAAGTAGAAGTTTCCATAGGTCTGTAAAGTTCATCATCAATCTTTATAAACTCTTCCTCTAAAACTAATTTCTGAGAAGTCCATATATAATAAGACTTTTCAATATCCATTACGGGCAACTGTTTATATCTGTATTCATCGATATTTGCTTTTCGAGATTGTCTGATAGCGTTTATTTTGCGTGAAAACTTTAAATCATATCCGCTATCTCTGAGAGTCTTGTACTTGTATACTTCAAAGGTTTCCATAAGTTCGGGAAAGAAACCTAAAAACTCACCGTAAACTCCGCCCATAATTAAGCCCCATATACACCCATCATTTCAGGTGCGGATCTAATCATACTTGCCGCCTTGATACCAAATTGGTTTGTAGCCAATTCATCATATCCTTCCGGCATATTAATTCTTCTGAACTGTAACTGAACTGATTTAATACTCTTTGCAGATAATGGCATACCGCCTTGCCCCATCATTCCACCAATCAATCGAGTAGGGTACATATCTGCTAAATACCACATAATCAAAAGTGAGAAAATCAATTCCCTTTTCTTGAACTTTACATCTTCGGGAAGGACTTCCCACAATTCAAATACGCCGTACCACTTGGTTGTAACGAAGTCTTTCGCTTCATTAAACTCTTCTTCTGTGAGATTATCAATGTATCTTTTATACTGAAAGTTTACGAGTGCCAATGCTGGTACGGTCATATATTCCACCTTCCTACTTCTTTGAAGATTTCTTCTTTGTTGTAGGCTGTTCTTCGTCAATTTCAATTGTAGACTCAGTATCAATTTCTTTGTCTACATCCTTTCCACTTGCCTCGGCATATTCGAGTTTTCCGTTTGCCTTTGCAAGTTCTGCCTTAAGTTTTGCAATTTCTGCATCTTTTTCTGCAATTTCTTCGGCAGCAGAGATAAGGCTCTTTGGCTTGTTTTCTGTAACCAACACAAGTTTACGTTCTGTCAAAGACTTAAACTGAAAGTCCTTTTTAAGTCCTTCCAATTTATCTTCATCAATAGCCATAGCAGAGTTTTTCTTAAGAACAAGACCAGTAATGAACTTGTAAGAGATAGCAGTCTCATTTACCAAATATTTCATTTCATTCCTCCAAAATAAAATCTAACACGCTACCCCATTTCTGAGATAGCGTGTTTTTTTCAGTCAGATATTACTGAACACCAAAGCCCGAGTAAACCTGAATTGCCTCTGTTACCGGTGCAAATACACCCGCATAACGACGCAACATACGATGCTGAGTATTAATCTGTCCAGGAATAACTGGGTAGATAAACTCTTTAAGTGGCATACCCTGCAAGATTACGTTCTTACGAGTGTCACTTGGACCAAGACCAACTTCCGGTGCAGTGATAACCATATAGTCATAGCTGTTAGGGTTGAAGTCTGTGTTTGCATCAAGCATTGGGTCTGCGTAGAACTCTACCTTTGGAATTGAACCCTTTTCTGTAATTCCGGCAACGAAGTTCTTGTTGAAGATTGCCAATACTGACTCAGCATTGTAGTTGTCTGAGTAAGGCATACTTGCGAGCAAGTTGTAAGCCTTAGTAGACAAACCAACCTTACAATGGTCGAACTTGTTGTAGCTTGCAGAGAAGAATGACTCAACTGCTCTTGCGAGTGCCTGATATGCAGTAGATCCCTTTGTTGTGTTTGAAGGGTCTGCGGCAATAGCGGCCATATCTGCACCAACTGTCCAAGATGCTACTGTGTTTACGTTGAACAAACCGATAGTGTTTGTGTCTGCGTTTCCATAGTATGTGAGGTAGTCAGTGAGCATCTGCAATACGTAGTTAGCGTACTTGATTTTGCCCTGAATGAGCTTGTTCCCGAATGGGTTTCCGTTACCCATCTTTGCACCTTCAAGCTCTTCCATAGTCAATGTGTATGTAACAAACATATTGATTACAGGTGCAACCATGATACCACTCTTAGCCTGGATATCTTTTGTGCTGTTTCCGTCTGGAGAACCAGCATTAAGAGGTCCAATAGCAGAACCGGCGTAATCTGCCATTACGAGGTTCATTGTTTCACACCATGGGTTTGAACCCTGATCCATCTTTACGAGGTCAGAAGCGTGTGAATAAAGAAGTGGTCTTTCATAGATGTCTTTGAAGAAAGACTGAGACCATGGGGCAATTGCCTGTCCAGCAAGATAGTCAGGTGCGGCATCACCTACGAAGTTCTTGCGAGCAACCATATCCCACTTGCCCGATGCAGAGTTGAATTTTGGCAAAAGTGATACAGAATCTTTGTTCTGTGAGAACTGTGCTTTAAGTTCTGTGCTTGCAAGCAACTGTCCGATATGAGCAGAGTCACCAACATAAATTGCGTCCTTAGCGTGAGCCGGAACTTTGTATGCTGGATCTGATGCAAGACCGATATTAAGAGTCATATCGGCTGTCTGTGACTGAAAATCAGGGTCACCATTTTTCAAAAACTTGAAGGCTGTCTGTGCAAGACCTTCACAGTTATGTGCGGCTTTAATTCTCATTTTCCATCTCCTTAGAACTGACCGTCAAAGTAAACCAAGTAAAGTTTTGTTGACGGGTCATATTCTTTTACAATACCGTTGATTGCGGTATTTCCACTTGATACATTTGTAAGAGAACCGTCTGCCTTTGCATAAACTGCGTCTCCTACTTTTACTGTTCCTGCAACTTCAACATAGATAGCGCCCTGATAGAACGCATCTGCCGGTGTTTCATTCAGAACGTAGTCTGCGTGAGCAGGCATCTGCTGATTTACCATATTGCGGTTCATCAAGATACCGCGGAACAGTGTTGCACTTGCAGTTGGTCCAACGATAAACTCTGATGGTTTTGTTGGGTCTACGAACAGAGCGCAACCAAATTTTGCAACATTGGTGTTAGAAGCGGCGATTGTACCACCGATTGTTCTTGTTCCACCATTTGCTACGTGTGCTGGCATACCAGGTGTTACACCCTTTCCGAAGAAAGATACACCCAAGCCCATTGTAAATGTGGTCTGCATAATTACTTACCTCCCTTAAAACGAGCGAATACGTCGTCAAGGCTATAGCCTTTTTCAATCGCACCAAGCGACTGTGTGTACTGTGGAAGTGAAGAAGGTGCTGAATCTTCAACCTTTGGTGTACCTTCGGGTGCTTCGTCACCTTCGCCACAACCATCTGCCTTAGGTTCTTCTTTCTTCGGCTCTTCCTTTGGTTCTTCTTTCTTTTCACCGAGAATCGCATCCAACTTCTTGTTCATAGCGTCGATTGCGTCTGCAAGTTTAGAGATAGCGTCACCATCGTTTTCTTTCTTTTCCTCTGGTTTTGGCTCGTCGGCAGGTTCTTTTGTTTCTGTCGGAGTCTGAACAGGGGAAACACTTGCTGTTGCAGAAGGAACTTCCGGCTTAGCGTCTAAACCGTCTTTCTTTTCTTCTACTTCATTCTTTGGATCTTCCATATCCTTTTTCTCCATAGTCTCCGACACTGCATCGGAGTCAAGTGAATTGAAACTCTCTTTGATACAACTCAAAGCCTCATTTACCACCTTTTCATCCTCTTCTTTAAGAAGTGGAATATCGGCGATATATCTAATTACCTTCTCCTTTTCGTCTGAATCGGGAAGGTCTTTTACACATTTAATCAAGGACTCAGTCATTCCACTAAGTTCTTCATTACTAACATTTTTAATGTTTGCGGTCAATTTGTCAATAATTGCACCAAAAGAATTGGCGTCATTACCATCATTTATACCGCTTAACTTTTTCTTTACGAAATAAAGCAATCCGCTATGTACTGCCATTTTCTTACCTCCATCAAGTATTTTCATATCCTTGCCACCCCTTGCAGTTTCTACAATGGCAAGGTGATTTACATTTGTAATCTCTGTGCAGACAATCTGATACTCTTCTCCGCTTGGAGTAACGCCTGGCTGCCATTTGTTTATCGCTTCATATCCCGGAGAGAGTTCTTTGAAACTTGGTAACTTTTCATCACTATCAATTTCCAAAGGTGAGTACAAAGCAACTTCGCCTTTCTGATGTTTGATTTTTACTTCGTTACCAATGTGTCCGAGAATATCTTTATCATCCTCAGAATAAATCCAATGATGTTCTATTCTTATTGGCTTTCCGATAAACTTTTCCTTTGCATCTTCCAAAACAAAAGAAGGTCTGTATACCGCAAATACTTTATAATCTCTGTATTCGCGCGGTATTTCTTTAAGGTTCAAGTTTGGTAACTCAGATAAAAGATAATACTGAATACCACTTCTTGCTATACATGCGTTATGCTTTTTCATACTGTTTTACCCGTCTCTTTGTCTGTAGGAACGCCCGTTGTGTTCTTCGGTTCATTTGTTCCTACTTGTTTTTCATTCTCTAACTTTTCCTTTTCTTGTGGGTCGTTAGACGACTGTGCAAAAATGCTAGACATATCGCTTGGCATTTCAACTTCACCGATAACCTTAGATACGATAGATACCGCTTCACTTCGGTCAAATCCGGTAACATTGAGCAACTGAATTGCCTGAGCCATCTTAAGAGCAACGTCTGCTTTCTTCTGTGGGTTTGATACAACCGGTGTATCGAAACTCAATCTGATACTGTTGTAAGCATCCATACTTGCTTTATCTGTTTTTCCAAAATAAGATACCGCAAGAATTGGCAGAAGGTTCTTAAGCTGAATGGCAACAATCTGCTGAATGAGTTTAATTGTTTCACTCTGCTTTAAGAATACATCATCTTCACCCTTATTGAAAATACCTTTTTGTGCAGTATAAAACAAAACGCTTTCAGGAAGTCCACTCTTTGCAGCAACGTCTTTTCTTACCGCATCAATAAGACTGTCAAATCCACTGTAGTTTCTGTTTACTACACTTATCTGTCCGTAAGAGTTAATTGCTACCGGGTTGAGCATAGACCACTTACGCATCTGTTCTTCGTTTTCTTTTACCCACGCTTTTGCGGCCTTCGGTCCGTTCTGTGCAATAATACCATCCAAAGGCAATTCGTGTACGAGCAAAGACATCTGCTGACACATAATCGGCAAACTCATAGCCATAATCTCATAACCGAGTAATGACTTCGCCCAAGCGGTAATATCACTTGCACCCCAACCTAACTGACGGATTGCACTCCAATATGGAAGTGGGCGCGGTTTTACATAACTTGCTCTCTGCGAGTTTACTTCAATTCCCGAAATAGGAACTAAGAATGTGGTTGGCGCCATATAATCTCTTGCGGAAAGGTCGTAGTTAGGAACTGTAGTTACGTTCCAACGGTCTGCCTCTGCAAAATAATCAATACAGTCTTTCTTCAAAATCTTAGCAGATTTAAGCTGCTTAAGGTTCATTTGTGTTGTAAGCGGATTGTCGCCCTTGAAAATAGGGTATAAAACTGAACCACCAAAAAGAAGTCCGTCACGAACTGCCTGAGAAATGAAACTTGAAAAGCCAAGACTTTCTGCATAGTCACGCAATTCGATAAGTTCTGTACTATCCATCTTTCCGGAAGTGAACTCGTAACCACTGATTGTCATTCCTCTTGATTTCTTATCAATGATAATCTGTGTAAGTCCACCGCTTGAATACATAGCACTTGCGTCATAAGGCCCTAAAAGTAAAGGTTCATAAGGCATATTCCAATTGCCTACATCCTCTGCTGTGCCTATCTTACTTCCAGGATTGTAAAATCCGTCTTTCTGTATCTGCTTAAATGCTTCGTTTGTATCAATGGTTACTGACTTTCTCAAATCTTCCAAAGTCTTATAACCACCGTCTTTTGCGTAATTTGTCTTTACTGTATCAAACTGTTTATTTTTGATTTCTTCAACTTCTTCGTCAGTGAATGACATTGGCTCTGTAGGTGTGCCATCTTCAAAAGTTGTCTTTCCTTGTGTCTTAGACGCAGTAATCTCGTAGATCCTTTTGAAGTTCTCGTCTTTACATCTGTCCGCCAAAACTGCAAACTTATTACTCATTTTGTAACCGCCCCATTATTCTCCAAACAAGATACTCGAAGGTTCTGCAAAATCGAGTATTTTCTTGTTCTTTGCTTGAACGCTCTATCTTACCGTCTGCAAGGAATACACGCTCATTCAAACAAGATATAAGTGTCCACGCACTTTCCATTATAGATAATGAATGTCTATCAAACAAGTCATTTACCAACTTTGTGCCTTCACCTTCTGCGGGCAATATACCTGGCACTGCGGGTTCAATGTCGTTATCTACACAATCATCCACGTAATTCTGCTGAATATCCTTAAGAGTAGTATAAGGCATCCATATCAAATTGCAATCAGGATATTTCTCTTTTACTGCCTTAAAATCTATCACTGACTGAGAGAAGGCGTCAAGTATCTTTATCTCACCGCTTATTACACAAGCAGATACCCAAAGTATTCTTCCCGGAAGTGCGAACGTTCCAAGATAAACATCGCCGCTTGCCTTTTCGTCTTTACAGATATTTTCTACCCTAAAGTTATCATAAACCTTTCCGTTGTTTGCAGAACGCATTGGAACTGTCAGAGAATAGCGGATAGCGTCTATGTAGTGGTTGAACTTATCAACGGGTATTCGCAATACTTCTCCCGTCTGTCTGTCCACTTTATACTGATACAAGTCAAACTCTTCTGCAACCGCCTTGCACCTTTCGTGAATATGAATACAAGAGAAACTTCTCAAATACTGAATACCATCTTCTACGCTACCATTCCACTTTTCGGCAGCAATAACATTGTAGTGCTTACTACGCATAAATGAGATAGTTTCGGGGCGGGCGCTATCTGCATAAATCGGATAGATACTACTTCCTTGAACTTCATTGAATAGTGAAGGTGTATCTTCCAAGTCACAACCAACCTTTCCCGCGCACATATCAATATACAAATCGTTACCGACAATAAAACTACGCACAAGTGTAGTAGGGTCATTTGCAAATCCCCAGTCTGCACCAAAATGAAAGTCTGCGTTTTTCGGTGTTTCAAAGTTTTCAACAACATATTTTCCGCGGAATATCTGAGCGTCTGAAAGTCCAAGACATTCGCCTTCCCAAACCCACAGATACTTCTGATAATCGTTCTTCTTATCCCTTTCCATTTCCAATCTGAGTTCTTCGGGAAACCAAGGATTGTCCGAGTAATTGGCTTTAATAACCAAATCATCCTCGGTAGCGTTTTTCATTTCCATGTAGATTGGGTCGTTGTCTTTGTAAGGGTTGAATGTGAAAATAAGAATAGAACCTGGGGCGCGGATAGTAGGAACAATAACGTCTATACTCTCTCGACTAAGGCTCTGACTCTCTTCCAACCAAGCGATAGATATATTTTCCATCGACTTGATCTCGGAAACATTGTTATGAATACCTTTGAAAATAAACTCACTTCCGTTGTTGCCGACAATTCTGTCTTTATACACAGTGAAGAAAAAATCAAGGTGCATATCTGTAATCTTATTTTTCAAAAGACTGTATACAGAGTCCGCAATAGAGTTCTGTAACTCACGCGTACACAATACCTTTATCTTTGACTGATAGGCCCTAAACAAACAATACTCTGCTACATCGTGAGACTTACCACTTCCGCGGCCGCCATAGATGTAGTTTCTTCGCTTAGCGTTCTTCCACAAAGGTTTGTATACGTTTGCAACTTTAAGATTTATGTTTGTATCTACTGCGGTCTTAAGCATTATTCTTCCTTGTCGTCACCTTCAAAAGATACGGTAATCTTACCACCGCTTGAACCGCTACCGTTCATACTGTGAGAAAGTTTAGTAACCTTACTGTAGCGTTCGGGATTAAGAAGTTCGAGCTGGCGTTCAATCTGCTTAGACTCACCGCGTTGTGCATTGGCTTCACCAATCGCTTCAAGTTTCTGCAAGAGTTCTACTTCCTTTTTTGCGATTGCAGTATTTGCCAAGTGGGTGAAAGCATCGTCGTACTGTAATTCTTTTTTGAAATCATCGTCAATTTCTGCTGCAAGACACGCACTGTCAAAGTCCATTCCAAGTTTAAGGAACTCGACAAGCATATCCTTCTTTTTCTGTTTCATATCAATCATATCTATACCTCAGGTACTACCTACTAAGATTTTTTACCGAATAAAAAGAAAGGGGGCAGTACATCAAAAAACTAGAAAAAAAATGTACGCCCCCAAAAGGAACGAGGTCTATGACCTTGTATGACTAATACCTCATACTCATTATTATTATTGCACTTTTATTGAATTGTCAATTGACGTTTTTTACAATGTGGGTTTATAATACACACCGAGTACAAGTTGTGATATATCTGCAAAAAGCAGACGAACCCTTTATGACTGATAGTAAAGTAAGCTGACAAGTTGCTGGGAGAAAACAGTAAACGGGTGATTGCCAAAAACCGGCATAGTTGCGAGTTATGCGAATCGAACCGGGATTTACATCTTCATAAAGTCACAGCAAATGGTCTGATGGTCGGGCAGAAATGAAAC